TGCTACTAATACATTTGCCGAAGAGACTACAGAGCTTCTTGATCAGATGGTTGAGTGGCTCTGGAGAATGAAGAACACTATCGAAGATCTTCTCGCATCGAGGTACTATGTCAATGGAAGACCTAATCACCTAGAGATGTTGAAGAGAAGATACAAGAATGACTGGTCCGAGAAGATCGAGCAGTCAGTTGACAGCAGAATAAGTGGAGCGAAGTCACTCAAGATCGACTTTGGAGAGAATGAAGAAGATAGTTCAACAGACTGATCTGAAAGGTCTCATAGAGATCATATACAATGACGGAACTCGCGAGATCAAGTTCGAACCTCTTCCTCATCAGAGGAAGCTGTTGAGAGCTAGTGACAAGATCGTGTACTTCAGAGCTGGCCGTGGGTCTGGGAAATCCTTTGTAGCTGCTGAACTGGCAGTGAGAGAGTTGCTTCATGAGAGAAGAGTGATATGTCTAGCTCAGACATCACAGGCTATCCGTGAAGTTATGGCTCCTGAGATCCAGAGAATGCTCTCAATCATCGTTCCAGGAGAGTTCACCTACAACAGAGCGTCAAACAAGTTCGTCTTCGGAAGTGGAACTATCTATCTCGGATCATACGAAGCTATCGAAGCAATAAGAGGTTACACTTCGATCTCTTTGGCTATCCTAGACGAGGCTGCTCTTGCTCCACCTGACATCTTCGCAGTTCTTGCATTCTGTCAGCGTGACTGTCCAGTGAGTCCGAAGATCAGAATGATGAGCACTCCTAGATCTGCTAACTGGCTGTCTAGGTTCATCGCCGATCGCAAGATTCCTGTCATAACAGCTAAGACTTCTGACAACGACAAGATCTCAGAAGAAGAGATCGAGCTCATGAAGTCAACTTGTCCAGATGAGAACACTTGGAGAAGAGAGTTCTATGGTGAAGAAGTTGATGATGATGATGGTGGAGTGATCTTCACATCGTCTCTACTGACTGACATATCGAAGATTCATGTCGGTCAAGAGAATGACGGCTACTGCATCGGAATCGACTGTGCTGGTCTCGGAACTGACTCTAACATCATCATAGTCAGATCAGAAGATCAGATTCTAGAGATAATCGACAAGAAAGTGGCTACAGCTGCTGAGATGGCATCTATCGTTCGTGGAATCATCCTGTCAAGAGGTTCTGACAAGCTGTCTCACATCGCTATTGACGAAGGTTACGGACTGGATCTCTATAACAGACTCGCTGAAGATGAGCTTCCTTGTCATCTTGTCGCTTTCGGTGGATCTCCAGAGAACCATGCTTACGCTAACGAGAGAGCTGAGCTGTACTTCAATCTCAAGAAAGGAATTGAAGAGCACGGACTCAGAGGCATCACTGAAGAGATCAAGAGAGAGCTTCAAGCTACAAAGTACAAGCTCAACTCGTCAAACAGGATCCAGATCATTCCAAAAGATGAGATCAAGCTGAATCTTGGACGCTCTCCAGACTTCGCAGACGCTCTAGCTCTGACATACTATGCTCCTATCATTCCGATAGAGGCGTTCACAACGAAGAGAAGACTTCAATCAAGACTCATGGCTGATTGATTTTCGCTATTAGCGAAAGCTATCGCTTATAGCGATAGCTTTCGCTATAAATATCAAAAGGAACACGGCCTGAATCCGTGAAGAGGTACTATGACAACCGAAGAAAATTTGAATGGAACTGAACAGAGTTCTGTAGCAGGAACTCCGGAACAGAATCCAGCCGTTGACGCTGTTACATCTACCAGTACTGCTACAACTGGAAATGAAGTCACAGATGTTCAGAACGCTCCAAGTGGAGATGCTCCAACTAACGGCAGTGGGGACAAGCCGATTGATCATGTGAAGAATGATGGTCCCTTTGGCAAGACTGAACTAGAGAAGGCTACTTACAGCTTCCACAAACAGCTCAGCAAACAGCGCTCGAAGTACGAGAAGCAAATTTCTGAGATGGCAGAGAGGCTAGAGAAGCTTGAACATCCAGAGAAGTATCGTCCAAAGACCAGAGCTGACTTCAATGGCAACGGAGAAGATGACGCTTATGTGAACTATCTCGTAGAAGAGAAGACCAAAGCGCTATTCAATGCTCAGATCGCTGCTTGGCAGAAAGAGAAGGAAGAAGAAGATGCACGCAATTCAGTTGACGCTGAGTATCGTGCAAGAGCTGAAGAGAACATCAAGAAGCTCTATCCGACTCCTGAAGCTGAACAGAACTTCCGTGAGACGGTCAGAGAAGCAATGGATAGAGGCCTAGGTGAACTGCTTGATCAAGATGAGTCACTTAGCAACTACATTCTCTTGAGTCCAATGGGTCCTTCGATCATGTACAAGTTGGCAAGCTCAAAAGAAGCAGTAGCTAAGCTGTTCGAAGGCGCAAGAAACAGCATGGATCTCCAGTTCAGAATCCGTGACCTCGAAAGAGAGATCATCGAAGAGAACAGAGCCAAAGCTGCACAGCCGAATCCAGCACCCGCTGCTCAGAATCAAACACCACAGGCAGTCAAGCCTGTAAAACCTATTGGAAAGCCGGGAATCAGCAGATCCGAAAAGAAGGACATATTCTCGGATGAAAAAGCAATGATCAACTATTTGAGAAGTTGATAAAGGAGCACAACAATGGCTGTAGAAAGCGGAATTGAAACGGAAGAGTTCACTCTCCAAAAGAAAGCAAAGATGATCGTTACGGAAGTCTATGACAAGACTCCGTACATCAAGAAGGGACATGCTTATGTTCCGGAAGATCAGATGAAGGGCAAGAAGTTCGGTGGAACTTACACTGTCTATCGTCCAGATCCGGGTAAGTCTCGTGTCGTTAGCAAGGACGACGGTAAGAATGGCCTCAAGGCTCAGATCGATCAGGTACAGGAAGTTCCTTACGTGATCAGCATGAAGGCTGGCATGAACGATGTCGAGCTCGATGAGTGGAACAAGCTCTGCGACATCGAATCCTTCAAGAACGAAATCGTGAAGGTTCGTGCACTCAACCTTGCCAGAACAATTGAAAAGGATGCAATCGATTCGACGATCTGGGAAGCTGCTCAGGTTGGCTACATCGGTGAACTTGACCTCGATGCAATCGGTCTCGGCTCTGCTGGACTTGATGAAGCATCTGTCGCAGGTGACCGTGTTACCTTCATCAATCCGAAGATCGGTGCTAAGCTCGCTAAGAAGGCTCTCGGTTCCTTCCTCCAGCAGGAGAAGGCTAAGGAGCTCTACAACGACAAGTATCTCGGTACTTACGCTGAAACTCAGGTCGTAACTGAGTCTCTCATGCCGGTCGTGGTAGCTGACTCTAGCAGAACCGCTACGATCACCCTCGTAGAAGTCTCTGACGCTACGGGCGATAAGGTCATCGGTTTCGAACCGGTCGTAAAGCTCAAGAACGGCTCTACCGCTAAGGAAGGCGATGTCTTCACAATCAGCGGTCTGAAGCTCGTCGATGTCAACGGAATCCAGACCAACACTGACTACACCATCGTGGTTGGCAAGAATGGCAGCATTCCGGAGCTTCGCATCACGCTCGAAGGCGAGAACTGCAACAACGCTAACGCTTGGATGCCGAAGGCAACAGCTGCTGGCGACAAGAACGGTACTTACGCTCTCACGAACGGAAAGACCTACGATGTCGTTCAGACCAGAACTCAGTCTGCTCTCGGCTATGACGCTTACGAGTTCGGCAAGATCCCTGGCACAGAGATGAGCAAGGAATCTATCGACGGCGTAAGCATTCAGGTCTACGAGGGTGGTAACCTCGGTGAGTTCAGCTCGCTCGTAAGAATGGTGGTTCCGTTCGCATGCGGCATCCCTGATGCTCGTGCCTGCGTCCTCTCTTACATCGAGAGATAACATTTCTCTTCCGAAAGGAAGATGTACCTCCACGAAGAGTCTAGTCCTTCTAGGCTCTTCTTTTTTGCTTTTCCAAGACTGACTATCTCGATAAATAACAAAAATTGTGAGGCAAAATGATCAATGTAAACGCTCTCATAACTAACTGCTTTCAAAGAGTATCTCTAGTTGATGAGGGAGAAGTCCCGACTGGTACTCAAGCTTCTGCAGGTCTAGCTGATCTTCAGTGTCTCATCTCTGAACTCAATACCGAGAATGATCTTCTCCAGAATGTCCAGACTCTTGACACTTACGTATCCGAGACTATCAGATTCGCAGTCAAGCCAGATCGTTGGTTCGAAGTCTCATCAACAGACGAGATTCAGACAAGAATCAATGAAGGTAAATGTCTCGTGTATGACATCTTCAAAGTTGGAAACACTTTCTATGTCATTCATCCGAACGGAGCTTCTCTTACATTCGTAACTGATGAAGCTTGGTCTCATGAGATGCTCAAGAAGTTCTGGCCGACTTTCTTCGTTCCAGAGATTCCAGACAGAGTTCTCGGTCTAGCAAGACGACTCGGCACAAAGTACATTCCACTATTTCCAGGTGACAAGATGGCTGTTGACTCTTTCACTAAGATGTCACTCCCGACTATGTACACTTCAGAGACAGAGACGGAAGAAGTTCACTTTCCTCATCTGACTGATGATCCGAACTATCAGCCGTATGTTGTCGAGTACTTCAAGATCAGCATCAACTCTATCCAGTGCATCAACTATCGTGTCACATTCCTCAAGGGCATTCCGAAGATCACTCTGAAAGACACTCTTCACATCTCGTCTAAGTACGAGTCTATGATCGAAGATGGTCTCTGTGTCAAGCTCTGTCAGAGATACAAGCTGATGGACATCAAGCCTGACTATGAAGCTGACTTCGAGACTGCAAAGCGTGGCATCAGCAGAATCAACGCTGCTAACAGACCAATGACATATCAAGTCGGTCGTGGAAGAGGGTGGGACGCTGGTTACTACGAACTCGCTGGAGGTGACTTCTAATGGCCCAGAACAAGATAGTCTACTCTCTCGTCGGTGGATCTGACAACTCTCAATCTGCTCCGAACATCGAAGGTACAGCTCTGTCTGTCAACTGCTTCACTGAAGCTAACACTGATGGTCCAGAGAACAAAGATGTTAGGACTTTCCTTCAGTCATGTCCAGGAGTCAAGTTCTATGACTCTCTAGGTACGAAGATGAGCTGCGACGGAATGTATGTTCCTTCAACTGGTCTCGCTATCATGGACTATCAGCAGTGTCTATTCGTCGCTTACAATGGCGAGATCTGGAAGATCGACTCTGCTAAGAACAAAGAGACTATCGGAGAATACGCTATCGGCAACACTGTTCAGTTCGCTGAGTCTGGTGGTGAGAGAGCTATCTTGATGTGGGTTGATGGCACTGACATTCACGGCTACAATCTGAAGACTGGAGAAAGAGTCGAGATCACTCTTCCGAAGAGAATTGATGCTGAGAATCAGTACATCCAGCCGACTCACATCGCAGTCGTTGACGGATCTATCGTTCTCAATGACAAAGGTTCTTCATTCACTTACTACTCTATCAAGTTCCCGCTGAACACAGAGAAGAGAAAAGTCTTCGACATTATGAACGGACAGGTTCAGTATGACACTGACGGAATCACAGTTCTAGAGAAAGAAGTTGACTCTGGAGTATACTGCTTCCTTGATGACTACGGAGTCCAGAAGTACTTCAACGGATCAACTTCATCTGACAAGTGCATAGCTCTGTCTTCTGTCGGTCCTCTTCTCACTCTGTTCGGTCCAAGCTCAATCGAGTTCTGGCAGAAAGGTGACGCTGAGTCATATCAGTCTTGGCAGAGAACATCTTACACTATCAACAAAGAGCAGGGCATCGAGTCACCATACTCTATCGCATCAGTCAATCACTCTCAGTTCTGTATCGGTACTGGAAAGGCCAACGCTAAGTGCGTTCTCATGATCCAGAACACTGAAGTGAAGAAGATCTCTCCGCTATGGCTTGACAGAATTCTAGCTGTCAACGATGTCAAGTGGACTAAGGGTTGGACATACTCGAAGAACAATCACTCGTTCTATCTCTTCTCTATCAAGGACAGATGCTTCGCTTACGATGTGACTACTGGTCAATGGCACATTCGTCAGTCTAGAAACTTCTACACTGGTTCAGTCAAGAACTACATGCCTCTCTACGCTGTCTGGTGGAACAACATGATTCTCACTGGATCTTCTGAATCTGGCAATCTGTATGAGCTTGACGAGAACTACTTCTATGAAGACTTTGATGCTACTAACAGACTTCCTCTGCTTCGTGTCCGACAGACTCCTGTCATCACATCTAGCTACAAGCCTTTCGTGATCTACGAGATAGCAGTTGAATGCAACTCTGGCGCAATGAATGTCTACGGACCTCCAGCCAAAGCTATTCTGCAAGTCTCTAGAGACGGTGGCTACACTTTCGGCAATGTCAGAGAAGCATCTCTAGGAAGACGAGGACAGTACTCAGCTAGACTCAAGTGGCTAAATCTCGGTCTAGTAAGACAGTGCGTTCTAAGAATCTCGTACTCTGAGCCTACTGACTTTGTAATAAGTGACTCATCTATCAGATTCGAAGAGACAAAGAGTCCAATCTAAAGGCACTTTTCAGTAAAGTAGGAGTTAAGATGCAGATCAACAACACATCTCCATTGAGAGAAGTTCTACAGGCTATATCTGGAACTTGGGATCTATCTTCCGACAACGGTTGGAAGT